ACGGGGCCGTACTTGTCGGTGGCGACGTTGAAGAACCAGAAGTCGGCGACACGGCCCTGGGGGAAGATCTTGTGCCGGGAGACCTTCACGCGCAGCTGGCGGCCGACCTCCAGCTCGGCGGGGGCCTTGGAGACGGCGTCGGTGATGGACACCTTCTTCGTCGGCTCGCTGGTCCGGCTCATCTTGATCTGGGTGGTCGTGTTGTACTTCAGCGCGCTCGGTCCGGCGGGCTTCTCGCCGCCGCGCGGGGAGCCGATGTTGGCGCGGTACTGGTTGATGAAGATCACGGCCGCGTTGTGCTCGCGGGCGAGGCCTGCGACGCGCTTGACCATGCGGGAGATGACCTGGGCGTTCTTGCCCATGGCCGACTCCTCGGCCTTCTTCTCGAACGCGGCGCGGGACTCCATGCCACCGATGGAGTCGACGACGACCAGGGAGACCTCGCCGCTGCGCAGCAGCATGGAGATCTGGTCGGAGACGTCCTCGGAGTCGTTGGGGTAGAGGTGGAAAAACCTCTCCTCGCTGATGTCGACGCCGAGCTTGACGGCCCACTCGAAGTCGAAGGCCTGCTCCATGTCGATGACGGCGACGGCGCGGTCGGGGAACTGCTTCTGGGCGTTGGCCATGGTGAGGTTGGCCAGCGAGGTCTTGCCCATGCCCTCGGGGCCGACGATCTCGTGGGTGCGCTTCAGGGCGAAGCCGCCGCCGAGGGCGTAGTCGAGGGTGAGGGAGCCGGTGGATATGAACTCTGGGCGGACCATCGTGTCCTTGCGGGTGACGCGGTCGCCGTAGGTCTTGGTCAGGTCTGCGCGCAGCTTGGCGAGGCCCTTGGAGGCAGGCATGGTGCGGGGGTCTCCTTGGCGGTAGGAGCAGCTGATGGCGGTCAGCTGTGGCCAATGGCGGTTGGCTTGATTTCGCAGCTTACGCCGCAGGACTGACAGTGGCCTCGTTCTGGCCTTCGAGGATTGCTGCGGCCTGGCCCATCTCCCACTCCAGGGCCATCTCCAGGAACGCGAGGCGGCGGAGCAGGTAGCGCTCGGAGTTGTAGTCACCGGCGGGGGCGGTGCGAGGGTCGCCGTAGATGCGGCCTTCCTCCAGGCGCATGACGGTCTTGCCGGAGGACTTCATGGCGTAGCCAAGGCCGTTTCGCGTCATCTTCTGCGCCAGGCGGGCGGCGCGGACGGCCTTGCCGAGGCGGGCCCAGGCGGCGGCCGGGTAGATGGAGCGGTCGGCGGCGACGGGGGTCTCGCCCTGGAAGTGGGGGACCTCCGGGGCGGCGGTGGGCCACATGGCGGCCGTGAGGGCCTTCTCGACGTGGGAGCGGGCGGTGCCCTCCTCCCAGCCGAGGACTTCGTCCAGGAGGGCGAGGTCCATGTGGCCGAGGGCGTCGGCGACGTCCGGCGGGATGAAGCCGCTCTCCAGGGCCGCGTACTCGCGCACCGTCAGGCCGACGTGCTTGGCGACGGAGGCCTGGGAGATCTGCAGGCCGTTGCGGGTGGCCTTGGCGGCCGCGCCGAGGGCGGACCAGTAGGGGTGGCTGATGGAGGAGATGATGGGCATGGCGGTGCCTCTCACAGGGGCTGGTAGGCGACGAGGCTCAGGCCCCGGTCGTTCTTACGGAGTTCGGCCAGGCAGAGGTCGCCCTTGTTGAAGCGGCGCTGCTCGACGGCCCAGGCGTCACGGAAGACCGCGACGCGGAGGGTGGAGATCTCGGTCTCCAGGGTCAGGAAGCCCATGTCGCCCGTCTTGTGGGGGCGGGCTCCTGCCACGATCGCGGCGACGTAGTAGGTGCCGTTCGGTCCGGTGGCCAGCTGCTCGGCCTGGGCTCGGCAGACAGCGCGGTCGTTCGGGTCGAGGTCGTCGAACGGCGTGCTGGAGAGGTAGGTGCCGAGCATCTCGTGCTCGATGGTCCGGATGTCCACCGGGCTGTAGGGCTCGACGGTCTCGATCTGCAGCGGCGGCGGCGCGGTGTACTGGCGGCAGGCCTTGGTGCAGCGCTTGGGCAGCGGCTTGCGCTTGAGGATCTTGCCGGTGCGCGGGTTGATCGGCGCGGGCTCGCTGGACCAGTCGAAGGTGCACCAGACGTTCTGGATCTGCAGCGCGTCCGGGACGATCTCGACCCTCTTGTGGACGCACTGGGAGTCCTCGCCGGTCTTGGCGGCCAGCAGCTTGGCCTCCAGGCCGCGCCGGTTGGTGACGAGGGTGTCGAAGGCGCCGACGCGGGCGAGGAGGGCGACGACGCCTGCGTTGGCCTTGGGGCTCTTGCGGGCCTCGAAGTCCTCCCAGGAGGCATACGGCTGGGCCTCGACGAGGGCGCGGACGGCGACGTCGCCGACGCCCTTGACGGAGCCGAGGCCGTAGCGGACGGCGTAGCGCTCGGGGTCGGCGGTGAAGCCGGGGCCGGAGTGGTTGATGTCCGGCGGGAGGACTTCGACGCCCAGGCGCCGGGCCTCCTTGACGAACTCCGGGACGCGGTCCTTGTCGACGGTGCTCATGGCGGCGACGAGGAACTCGCGGGGGTAGTTGACCTTGAGGAACGCGGTCCAGAACGCGAGGAACGCATACGCGTAGGCGTGGCTCTTGTTGAAGCCGTACTTCGAGAACTCGGCCATCTGCGCCCACAGGCGCTCGGCCTGCTCGCGGGGCATGTCGACGCGGGAGAGGAACTCCTGCCCGGCGTCGGCGATGGCGGAGACCTTCTTCTTGCCCAGGATGCGGCGCACGCCGTCGGCCTCGGACTCGTCGTACCCGGCCAGCAGCCGGGTGACGGCCATGACCTGCTCCTGGTAGATCATCGCGCCGAACGTCGGTGCCAGGACCTGCTCCAGGCGGGGGTCGGGGTAGGTGACGGCCTGCTCGCCCGCGCGGCGGCGCAGGTAGAGGTCGGTCAGGCCGGAGTTCATCGGGCCGGGCCGGACGATGGTGACCATGTCGGCCAGCTCGGCGACGTTGCGGGGGCGCATGCGCTCGCACAGGCGGGTGCCGGAGTGGGTCTCGATCTGGAAGACGCCCAGGGTGTTCGCCTGCTGCAGCTCCTCCCAGACCAGGGGGTCCTCGAACTCGGCCTCCCAGGCCTCCAGGTCGATCTCGTACCGGCGCTGCTCGCGGACCAGGTCGAGGGTCTCCTGGATGGTGTCCAGGGTGCGCAGGGTCAGGATGTCGAACTTCACCAGGCCGATGGCCTCGACGTCGCCCATGGCCCACTGCGTCACCATCTGTTCCTCGCCGTCGATGGTGCGCATCGGCAGCCAGTCGGTGAGCGGGGCGCCGGTGGAGATGACGACACCGGCCGCGTGGCGGCCGTAGGACTTCAGGCGGCCGACCAGGCGCTCTGCCATGGCGAACAGCTCGGGGTAGCGGTCGGCGTACGGCTGGAGCTGCTCGCCGTGCTGGACCCAGAGGTCTTCCCAGGACATGCCGAGTCCGGCGGTGCCCGCTTCGGCCTCGTCGATCAGGGCGGAGACCTGGCGCAGGTCGGCGGCCGCGTTCTCCGGCAGGGAGGAGGTCAGCGCGCGGACCAGCTCGTTGATGACGGCCTTGTTCTTCAGGCGCAGCTCGGAGCCGATGGAGACGACGTTGCGCTCGCCCCAGCGCTCGCGGAGGTAGCCGAGGATCTCGGCCTTCTTCGAGGCGGGGAAGTCCACGTCGAAGTCGGGGAGTCCGGCGCGGCCGCGCGTCAGGAAGCGCTCGAAGAGGAGGTCGTGCTTGACCGGGTCGAGGGAGGTGATGCGGGCGAGGTAGGCGACCAGGGAGCCGCCGCCGGAGCCGCGTCCGGGGCCGACGAGGATGCCGTGGTCCTTGGCCCAGCCGACGTAGTCGGCGACCATCAGGTAGTAGCCGCAGAACCCCTTGGCCACCAGCAGGTCCATCTCCCGCTGGTAGCGGTCCATGTAGACCTTCGTCTCTTCGGGAGAGAGGCCCTGCGGTATGCGGTCCCAGTTCTTGATGCACAGCTGGTGCAGTCGCTCGACGTCTTCCTTCGGGTCTCCGGTGAAGGACGGGGTGGTCGTCTCGCCCTCGATGCGGGCGTTGCAGCGGTCGGCCAGCGCGCGGGTGTTGGCGATGGACTCCTCGACGACGTCCTGGCCGAGGTAGGCGAGTCCGGCGCGGACTTCGTCCTCGCCCATGACGTAGAGGTTCAGGTCCTCGGCGAACAGGTCGCCTTCGTCCTGGACGTCCTTGTTGGTCTGGCAGGCGATCCAGACGTCGTGGGCGTGGGCGTCGTCGGCGGTCGGGAAGTGGGAGTCGACGGTGGCCAGCAGCGGCAGGCGGAACTGGCGGGCGAACTCCACGAGGGCCTGGTTCAGGCGGACCTGGTCGGGCATGTCGTTGGGCTGCAGCTCGACGTATAGGCGGCCCGGGAAGAGGTCCATGAGCCGGGTCAGGCGGGCGGCCGCCAGCTCGACGTCGCCGTCCTTGAGCGCGACGGCCACGGGGCCGCGCAGGCAGCCGGTGGAGGCGATGACGCCCTCGTTGAACCGGCCGAGGGTGTCCCAGTCCATGCGGGGGCGGTGGTAGAAGCCGTCGCGGAAGGACTCGGTGGAGGCGGCCCAGATGTTGCGCAGGCCGGTGTTGTCCATGGCGAACAGGCAGACGTGCCAGTAGTCGTTGCGGAGCTTGGCCTGCAGCTCCTTGTCGCCCGGCTCGGCGCGGATGACGCGGTCGTCGCACAGGTAGGCCTCGATGCCGAAGATCGGCTTGACCCCGGCCTTGTCGGCCGCGCGCTGCAGCTCAGGGTGTCCGGCGCAGGTGCCGTGGTCGGTGATGGCGACGGCGTCCTGGCCGTGCGCGGTGACCTCGCGGACGATCTCGTCCATGCGGGACAGGCCGTCGAGCGGGCTGTACTCGCTGTGGGTGTGCAGGTGCACGAACCCGGCGGCCGCCTTGGGCGGGTTCTCCATGGCTTCGAGCTGGTCGAGGACCGCGTGGTAGGTGGGTGCGCCCTCGTGGTGCTCGAAGCGTGCGTAGCGGACGCCCATGGTGAAGATCCGGCCGTTGGGTCGTTCGCGGCCGTCTTCCTCGATCCGGTTCGAGGTGGTGGCGCACAGGCCGTCGCCGACGCGGACGAGGACTCCGGCGGCGCCGTCGCGCAGGGCGCGCTGCCACAGGGTGATGGGGAGGTCGAAGTCGACGTAGTCGATCAGGAGCCAGCGGGTGCCGTCCTCCTCGTGCTCGACGAGAGCCGGGAGGGCAACGCAAAGCTCGCCAACCTGCACAGAAGGGGCGTCTGATGCGTAGGAGTTGATGGTGCGCAGCACGTGGTGGTCCTCGCGCGTGAAGGATGGTGAAGATGGCCCGGACCGCCCCGGGTGGAACATCGCAGCCCGTAGTTGGCGTGAGGAGGGCTGGGCCCGTATCTGACGGGCACCCAGGGCGGACCGGTGTCTGTGCGCCTGGGTCAGGCGGCTGCGGCGCCCTGCTGCGGCGTGCCGAGCATCTGGATGCGGCTGCGCAGGTCGTCGGAGATGTTCGCCGGGCCGCTGGCGGCGTCGGCGGCCGGGAGGTTCACCACTCCCCCGGTGGTCGCCGTGGCGGCGACGATGGTTCCGTCCTTCTCGACCGTCTTGGTGGGGTCGAAGAAGCGCGCGTAGTACTCGTCGGTGGCCTTGTCGCCGACGATCTCCTCCAGGGAGATGCCGCGCTCGTTGACGGCCTGCAGGTACTTGTCCCAGGCGGGGGTGCCGGGGCGGACGTCCGGGATCGGGTCGATCGGGACGATCTTGTACTCGGTCTCGGTGCCGGTGCCGGAGCGGGTGACGGAGAAGTCCCGGTCGGACACGGTGCCGTACAGGCCGTGGAGGGCCTTGAGGTGGCTGAAGAAGCCCTTCATCGGCATGTTGATGACGATGATGCGGGGGTAGCTCAGCTTGTTGCCGGTCGGCTTGCCGTTGGCGTCGAGTTCGTCGACCTCGTCGATCTTGTCGCGGACGCCGATGACCACGCCCTGCTTGGCCGGGCCGCCGAGGGCTTCGCTGCCGTCGCCGCGCACCAGTTCACGCTCGACGGCCAGGGCCCAGACGCGGACGCGGGGGGTGCCCGGCTTGCCGAAGGAGTTCTTGAGCTTGGCGTCGCAGATGTAGCAGTCGCCGTAGTGGCCGGTGAAGGCCTTGTCGTAGCGGCAGACCGAGGTCATGGACTTGGGCCACTTCTCGGCGTCCTTCGGGCCCGGCTTGGTCGGGATGAAGGAGTGCTGGTCGACCCAGATCCAGTCGTCGTGGTCGGTCAGCAGGCGAAGGACGGTGGACTCGCCGTCCTCCTTGAGGCCGAAGAAGTCCGGGCCACGGCGGCCGGACGAGGAGACGTTGGCCTCCTTCTCGGCCTGCTCGGCGGCGGTGCCGCCACGGCGGAAGCTGATGGGGGCGGGGCTCGTGTTGGCGGTCACGAAGGCTCCTGATGATCTTGATGGGCTGGTGAGGCCTGTTATGCGACGACGGCAGTGGCGGCTGCCGTAATCAACTCCCCGGTCACCGTGGCCCGTTCGTGGAGAAAGACGACGGGAATCCCGATGTCTCGCACCACGAGGAACGGCAGGTCGTTCGCGGCGTGGAACCCCACGGCGAAGTGGGTGCATCCACGGCCCGCGAGGGCCTGCGCGAGCCCTTCCCGCCACTGGGCCAGTCTGTCGACGTCGTCGCAGGTGGAGGCCAAGAGCAGGTAGGAGTACGGCCATGCGGCCGGGGGGTTGGATGAGGGATGGCGGTCCCTGTCTCCGTCATCATCAAAGCCTTCGGTGGAACCCGAAGCAAGAAATCGGAGGAGCGGATTTTCCGTCTCCTCGGCCAGAGTTTCAATAATGTCTCTGGCGGTCCTTCCGGTGCCGTATTCGGCGTTCTCCTGGGCGGCTTGGGCGGCCGCTTTGCGCAGGATTGTCTGAACGACCGCGCGGTCCGCGTACTTGCTGCCGGGCTGCTTGGCGTCGTATGCGGCCCGGCGCTTGCGGTTGATGAGCACCTTGAAGATCTCGGTCAGCTCGACGCTGTCCGGCCCGCCGAGGGCCTGGTAGGCCTCGCGGATCTCCCGCTTGGTCGCGGTCGGGGAGACGCCGAGCCGGGCGTAGTAGCCGTTGACGTCGTGGACGACCGGCGCCGGGCGCGGTGCGGTGGGCGCCAGGGCGGTGCTGGTGGAGATGATGATGTGCTCGGGACGGCCGTTGATCCGCAGTCCCGTCATCGTCTACTCCCCTTCGTCCTCCGGGCCGGTCTCGTTGACGACGGCCTCCCACTCCTCCTGGGTGAGCGCGCGCCCGATCTTGGACGGCAGCTTCTCCTCGGTGCCGTCCGCGACGGCGGTGATCTGGCCGGTGCCGAACTTGAGCATACGTTCCTCCTGGGGTCACCCCTTCGGCTGCCGGGCCCGGATCAGACAGCGCACCGGCCGGGGTGGGCAACCTGGAAGCAGCGGTGGCAGTAGAGGACCTTCGGCTTCTCCCAGACCTGCCAGGGCACTGCGTGCTCGTTGACGAGGAGGTCGTACAGCTCGTCGGACAGCTCGGCGGGGTCGGCGGCGAAGGGGCTCTGGACGACCCAGTTCTGGCACCAGCGGGAGGCGATCTCGGGGGCGCCGGGGAAGAAGTGGCCGTTGTAGGTGCGGCCCGCGACCGCGCGCCATCCGGCGGGGTCGTTGTCCATGAACCAGATGATCTTGCGGCGGCCGTTGACGAGGTGCTTGATCTGCTCCTTGGTGACGACGGCGCCGAAGGTGGCCTCGACGTCGCTGTGGTGCTGGTGGCGGAGCTGGCTCATGGGCGACTCGACGACGACGACCTCTTCCCGGTAGGGGTCGTAGTCGAAGATCGTCTCGTC